TTTCTTTTTCAATTTCTTTCGGGCCATTTCAATTCTTATTTTACCGCTAACACGACTCTCGAAGATACTTAGCAGTGTAGTTAGCTTTCCGTACTTACACACAGCATCATTAACATCTTTAACGTCTGCAGGCCAGTCAGGTATGCTTACACTATAGTTGTATTCCAATGCACTGTCAATCAATTTGAGTCCAGCTTCAGCATGATCAGGAACCACGATAATTTCCTTTCCTAAACTATTGATTAATCTACTTTGTGCCAGGTTTATGTCATTGTGAAGTACTGCAAGTCCGCTTATGCATAATGCATCTAGTACACCTTCAACTACCACAGCAAACCGCCATGATTCTTTTTGTAGGTCTGTGCCAAACACATAACCAGGTTGTGCGTCTTGTATGTACTTGGGCTTGCGTCCGTCTATGTAGCGTGTTGTGTGCCCTACTACGCTGTTATCGTGTGTGAATGGCACTACTAGTCCAATTCTTGTTATATGCTCGTGCTGTTGAAACATATAAGGGTAATCAGTGGGCAAGCAACGTTCTTCAACATACTGCCACATGGGCTTGTTTGGTGTGAGAAATTCAGCAAACTCCGGCAAGTCGCGTTCTTCGAACTCGATGTTCATCAAACGTTGTGCAATTTGCCTGCGTTCGCTTGCTATACCCTCGATACTGCGATGTCGCAGGCTTTCCAAATTGATGCGTTCTATTTCATCCTGCGGAACATTTAACCATTGCAACAAACGTCTTGCTTTAAATGACAAGTTTCTGCCCATTAAAAAACTTGCAGTGTAGTTACAATTGAAGCAATGATAACTCCACGAATCGTCTGCTACTTTTAACCCACCACGTTGTCGCTTGTCCTGGCTTTCCCCGTTGTGTACACAACAAGGAGCATTAAACGAAATCCATCCACTGGAAGTTTGTTTACGCTTTGCTGGCAAGTGTTGTAAGATATCGAACATTAAAGTATTTTAGCAGAAGTTGCTGTATTATACAACCTTTCTGCTAGGAATTTACTGCCTTTTTCGTTAGGGTGTTTACCTGGTGCTAAACAATCACCGTGTTGATTATGCATGTTTTGCACAAAACCTCTTGCATTCCATTCAGGAATTCCATCTACTTCACAAGGTGCAGGGAAGACTTTAAATTGTAAGAGTTTAATGTTGTTAGCAAAACAGTAGTTTGTAAAATAATTAGTTGCAATCTTATAGTTCATTTTCCATAACTGTTCACAATCGCTGTGTATTCTGTAAAACTTTACAAACTCTTCCCAAGAGTGTTCGGGGTGACTCCAATGACTGTGCATATACGGACTGCGATTATCGCAATTGTACCAGCTTTGCCTACTGCTTTCAGTTAAGCCAATAACAACCAGTGTATTTGAATCAAATCGATCACAGTACCTTGTGAATTCCCACATGGTGCTTTGTAGGCTCCCGCCGCTTATACCATGATTGTAAACAGTACGAACGCCCAGTAGATCAGCCAACTGTCCTAATGTACAATTGTGCTCGCGATATAATCTACGTTCTTTTTCGGTAGCAGGATCTGGATGTTCGATTTCGTCGCCGTGTATCCAACTACACCCAAATCCAAAGATTTTATCTATCATCTATAGAGTATTTGTGTGATACTTCCGAGATTTATTTCTACTGTAGGCACTTGTTCGTAGCCTTGTCCGCCAGTTACTAGAGTTATACCACTAACACTTCCCCCGGAGACTGTTGCTGTTGCAGTTGCACCTGTTCCTAAGCCAGTGATTTCTACATTAGGTGTACTGGTAGTATATTCGCTTCCTCCGGCGGCTACACTTACACCAGTGACAACGCCGTTGCTAACTGTAGCAGTTGCAGTTGCACCCTTGCCGTATTGATTGATTTCAAAACGAATATAGTTGTGATGCCCACTTACATTAATGTATGCTCGATCAGTTTGATTGGTGTAAGCAGTTTGATTCCCAATATCATACCACGGACCTAACTGTGAGTCTGCACCCTGTGCTTTTACATTTCCTGAAAAGTTGTCAAAGTCAAATTGGAAAGTGTGTAGATCTTTTCCTGCACTTGATACAATACCAGTGTGCGCTCTGTTTGGAGAATCTTTTTGTTGTACTGTGTAATCCGGTATGTTAAGTTCTTGACTGGGCCTAAAGTCAGGGTAAACACTGTCTACTACATCAACTGTGCCTCTGCCCCCAGAGTAAGCATCTACAAATACTGCTTCATACAAATTACCACTGGCACGTTCCAAGCTCCAGTTAGCCGGTTGTGCTTCTACAATGTCTAGTTCTTCTTCAGTAAGTGTTACTTTGGCTCTACCATGTGTGCTGTTCAGTGCTTCCAGATCTTTTCGCAACAAGCTGGTTTTGCCGTCTTGCGACATCAAATGAAAAGTGATTGTGCTACCTGAAATATTTACAGGCTTCTGGTCTTGATTGATAAATTCAAATAGTAGAACATTATCAACACCACGATTGATTTTTAAATTCTTTGCGTACACTGGTTGCCATCTCCGATCGTAGTAAGCACCACTGGTATCCACTAAAAGGACAGTCTGTTTTTGTTGATATAAATATGCAGTGGTTGAATACATTAAATTAAAACTCCAATAAACTATTTATGGGTCCAGAACTATTTAAAAAATTAGCAGAACGCTATCCTTTTATTACATTTTGCACATATGCAGGCAATGAGTATGTAGGCGTAATTCAAAACCAAGATGTTTTGGTAACAACCATCTACGATTTTGGTGCAATACAAAGTGCCGATTTAAAAACACAATTTTTAGATCTTGCCAATGTCTGGTGGTGGGAGAGCAATCGCAGTATTCCTATTAACATATTTTTAAAACATGAATGGGATCCATTTCGCCCTTACCTAAAAACATTTGTAAACAAGGATCTGGATATATTACACGGTCCAAGTACAAGTTTAGCTGAACTCAGCAGAAAGAAAACAAAACGCAAAAGCATTACTCTTGTTCGCAAGGTGGATTAGCTTCTCGCCATTCTAAAAAACCCAGATTCTGGTCGTCCCATTTTAAGGCAAATAATATAAAATCTTGTTCTGTCATTGCTACGCAGTGATGCTTGTCAATTTGTGTATACACAATAGGCATTCTATCTAATTTGTCCGTGATACTACGCCATGCATAACCTCTAGTCATGCTGTTACTTCCGCCAATAAAAGGCCATGCAACATACTTCATAAAGTTTCCTCTAGTAAGTTAATGTGTAGTGCTACTAGCCTAGCATAACTGATGCTGTGTGACTTTTTAAACACAAAGCCTCTACTGTCATCTCCGTCCCATACACTAGCGAATACAGTCTCCCACGATTGTTTTTGTAGATGAGCCTTGCCGGGACGAATAATAGCAATAAAAGCCGCCATTCTTGGTACACTGTCTGGACGCATAGATTTTACCAGGTCTGCGTAATTACCAATGTGTACTACACGTTCGCAAAACTCTGAGTCTAGCAACAAGTTCCAATCAGGTTCTTTTGCTAACATACTATCATAATGCTCTTGATTTTTTATTAGTTCATATACACTTTGATTGAGAAAGTCAATTTTAAAATATCCCCGTTGTTCTGCTTCTCGGTAATCAAGACTGCTACATTCATTGATAGGATCTACTGGAATATCTGTAACAAACACGCCACTGTTGTGTCTACGCACTTCTCCGGTGTTTTCTTGTCGTGCAGGAACATGCTTGATAATATCAAGTATTTGTTTGCGGTCAGCAAAATCTATATCAACATCTGCGCTCATATTATTTTCAACTTTTGTAATTGTGGAATAATAATGGTATCAGCAAATGCTCGGTGTGCGTCTGGACCATAATGCCCCACCTCTGGTGGGTCGTCATCGTCGAGAGGAAGAAATTTATTTTGTTCAAAGCACCAGTCAATAAATCCAAAACTTTCTAAATCCATAACATTGTCAACCGGCAGTAACGATTTAAAAAAGTGTATCAGGTATTCTTCTTCTAGCCGTTCTGCTTTGGGTCCTTGAAATATCAGATATTCAACATTTAAATTATTACACACATTTGTGAACATCACAAGATCAGCAAGCAAGTTTATTCTTTCTTGATAAGGGCTATAAAAAAAAGCCCTGCCTTCAGAGTATTTTTTAAAAAAAGGATTTTCCATAATCTGCGATTGATATCTCGTTGTACTGATATCTGCACCATTTAATAACCGTTCTTTCCAATCTTGCCTATCAGTAAACTGATGTGTTATAAAATTTGATTCCACTGGAGAACTATTATTTTTTTTTGACTCGTGCCAAAGTTCTCCTCGCAAATCAAAAGTTAACTGAATTAGAGCAATAATCTTTTGTTTTGAGTTTATTTGTCTTTGATGATAAAGATCGTGCAATGATGATCTTATAATTCTTCTATTACTACTTCTTACAATTGCACGATTTAAGACGAATCCTGAACCTATATGTTCTTGTACTCTATTTACATAAACATTTTGTTTCATTATAGTTTGTTTTGTTTTTGGTAAGTAGTTTTCGTCGCTGTAGCTACACCCATTACAATATATTAATGGAAAATTCATTTACCAACCTGCCTGTTTCAATATTTCTTCTGCGTATGCCTGATCCGCTGGATAATCTCGAAACTTCTTTTGCCAGAAGTCTGGATCGATCCAGGGCCACACAATTTGCATTTGATCTGTGTTCATGTTTTCTAAAAATGCTTGCCCCGACTCGCAGTTAAACACAATCCAAGGCGAAATACGTCCTGTGCTAATAGCAAATGCTACTGCATTAGAATTACCATAACGCAAAAAGTCATGCGGCGGAAGTTCACGTTCTTCTCCCCACTTGATACTGTATTCAATAGCACGTTGCAGTGCGTCTGTTAATGCTTCATGTTTAAGATATTGTTGCAAATATTCATCATACATGCTGTCCTTGTACCAATGATCCAGTTTCTTGTTATTCTTTAGCAACCAATCAATGTAGGCTTTTACATTGATGGCATTGATCATCACACACTGTCTTCCAAACTTTACAAAAGCAGCATAGTAAGGTGATTTAGCAAAGTCTTCATAGGTTTTGTATTTGGCACTGCCTTGTGTGGTTTCATAGAAACGCAGATAGGCATTCAGCCCAATCTGAACGCCTTTTTCATTTTGTTGATTGTGTCTGCGTTTTGGTTCGCAAAGATGAGCTGCTAGTGTGCTTTCTCTTTTAAACTCTTTGTTACAAAACTTACACTTGTAAAGTTCATTTGTCGTTTCCAAGATCCTTCATTAGCTCCTTGAGTTCTTTCTTGGTTATTAACTTGCTCAACAAATCAATCTCATCTGCTTTCATTGCTGGATACAATTCCATTAATGTTTTCTTAACTTCGTTGTTGCCTTTTTCTTTTTTCTTAGGAGCAATCCATTGGTGTCTGTGATTGCCCATTCCCGGACTTACTGTTGTAGCAAGTAACCATTGTAGCTTAGGATGTCGACTCAGATCAAAAAAGTGTTTGTTCAATCTTTCGTTGGTGGCAACCAAATAGTATTCTTGCAGTTCGCTCGGCCCTACAACACTGCTACCCCAACGAATCATAAGATATGTACTAAACTTTTTGCGTTCTTCTTCTGAGAGACTGTCATAAAAGTCGCGAGATTTGCTATCTAAACAGCGCATTTCATTTGCAATGTTTAATTTGTCGCTCATTAAAACGCCTTGTTGTAATCAACTAGTTCACAATTACGACTGATATCTTTTACAAAGTAAACACACAATGGTTTTTCTCCGTCATTGATTGGCACACACAACATCTGTCCGTTCTTCAGTTTAGGTGCATACCAACTTACGTCTTGATACACATCCACAATTTCAATGTCATGGTATGTTGGCGAAAAACTGCTACGTGGATTGTATTCAAATGCTTTGAATCCTCTGTCGTTTATGCTGGTAAGAGGTAGCATTTCTAAATCACCTACGTCTGGTTCGCCGATCAGTATTTGCCAGTCAATGGGCATCTTAATACGGTGTTTTCCAATACGCAAAACAAGAGCCGGGCTATTAAAACTCTCTAAAAAGATAAGAGGTATAAAATGATAATCTGGATCACTAGGATCGCTGTTATCAAAAATAGCAAAGCTCATGTCGTCTACTTCTTCAGGTAATTGATCTAAATCAAAAACCTCATTTTCTACTGTCAATATTCTCATAATGTTATTTTACTTTGTCCAGTCTAATTTTTCTACGGTAAATGGATAATTTGCTTCTTTGTAGAATGCTTTTCTTTTGGTCAAGTGGCGTTTTGCAAACTTACAGGTACTTGTAATGTCCCAAATCTGCACATGGTCTTTGTCCTCGGCTTTACGAATAC